TAGCGACCCGCCACCTTGGAAACGAAACACCCCATCAGGTTTAGGCATTGGTTTCCAAAACTTGTGATCCACCCCCAACGGGCAGTAAGAAACATCTTTATGAAACCCACTGAACAATTCCACATTGTGTTCGCATGGGACAACCACCTGGTCAAACTGACCCAGCCACTTACGGAAATTAGATGGCAACTCATCGGTTTCCCACATAGAAAACAAAACCCGATGCTGACCCTCAAACCAACCCTTACAAGCATACGGGACCTGCATATGAACACTCACAGACGCATGACGGTCTAGCGTTACAGACTTAGGAAGCGAATCCTTAAACCCCTGAAGCATCGAACCATACCCCAACTTAGGATCATCAAAACCCTTCCAAGATTGATAGTTCACAACGGGGCAGGAGTGCCTTCAATTTGATGGCGAGAAGTAGCTAACTGTTCAACAGCATGGCAACCGTCAATCGTTTTAGGTTGCAAACCTTCAGCCCGTAAACGCTTATAGGCAGGCATATCCTTAGACCAGTTCTTTTCCCGCTGATTAATCTGGGCAACACTCTCACCCCTAGTGGTCGTAGAGTTAGACCCCATCTGAACCCCTGCAACCCTGCAACCGAAACAACCCTCAACATCCAAAAACGGATGAGTTTCCCTATGCTTCAATGTAAGCCCCGTATCCAGCAGCCACAAGATCGGCTTGTTCAGTAGCAGTCAACGTATGCACATGACCCCCGTGATATGTATATGAAATCAACGTATGGTCAGACGGTTCAGTTTCTTGAAAAGACCCATCAGTCATTTTGAATACATTCCGTCCACGGCGACCAGGGCGAAGATGGGCAAAGATCCCTCGTTCGTCTGGTTCAGCCCAATACACAAAGTTATCTGTTGGGGGAATAAAAGTTGCCATAACTAGATAATAACAAAAGCCACCACCTTTCGGCAGGGGCTTTCATTAATTCCTTGTCGGAAATGATTAGGCGTTTGTACCAATGCTTGAAGCAGATTCGATACGACGGAGTGCTTCCTGACGGAACACTGCGTAACCAACGAAATGCTTCCAACCAACTGGACGGAAACGCTTCAGAAGGTCTGTAACTGTTCCGTACACGATTGTTGGCTGTGAACCGTACTCGCCACCCATTGAAACAGCCTTGGCAAGAGCCTGCTGTCCCATGATGAGGGTTCCGTATGAATCAATTGTTCCTGATGCACCAGAGTTGTTTGATGCGTCTGCGAACAGAGGCGCACGTGACGACTCCATAAAGCGTACGCCTTCAAACATACCAATTTCACCGTTGTAAACAGGCATTGCGTTGGTGTACTTGTAAGCATCACGCCAGCCGGAAGCATCTGTAATACCACGAAGGTCGTACGATACGTCTGGGTGGATGAAACCGACATAGTTGCCACCGATTGTTGGAACGTTAGCTCCACGCAATTGTGCTACTGCACGACGGATGTCCTTAGCGGTAAGCGTGTCATCAGTGTTGATGGTTGTACGGCTAGATGGGGCTACTGCTCCACCTGTTGCGTAAATCACGTTTGAACCAGCCTGAAGTGCGGTACGAGCGATGGTGTCAATTGACAAACCAGCGTTGTAACCAACAGCCTGAGCAGCTACTGGGTCCACAGGAAGGAACGATGATGCACGGAGCTTAGCGGTGGTAACAGTTGCGTTACCGTATTCTTCAAGGGTTACAGTAACTTGGCTGTCGCTCATTGAGACAGGGGTTACATCCTCAGCTTCACCCAGTGGCGTTGTAGCCGCTGCGAGATCTGCGAATACGGTGAACTTCACTGAAGCACCTGGGTTGGTAGCGTTTGTAGCTTGAACAGATGCGAACTGGTCAAAGTACATTTCTGGGCGAAGGGCAAAATATGCCAACTTCTCAAAAGCTACTTGGTCTGTAGACAAGCTAGATGTGCTTATCTCATTGGCGTAATAATCAGCCATTTTGGGTTTTCCTTAATTGTTGGGTGGTTTACCCAAGGTCAATACCTTGGGCTTGTGCCTCAGCAAAAATATCGTAAACCTCTTGTTCAGATGTTGCTTCACTAATCCTTTTATTCCACGACGGTGGAGGAGGGGCTGACTCGCTACCGGCTGCAATCTTGTTGGATTGCTTCCATGCTTGCTTGTCTGCATCTTCCGACGCTAGGGGTGTAATTAGTTGTGCTTCAACGGCGGCTTCACGGATTGCTTCTGGGGTTAAGTCACCGTCGTAACCTTTAACGAAATACTTGGCTTGCGGTGAAGCGGGATCAATTCCTGCTTTAACGAAAGCTAGTTCTCGTTGGGTTGCTGAGAATTCCGCAACTTGTTTGCGTAGCTCTCTGGCTTCTTTTTCCAACTGCTTCATCCTTGCCCGTACAGGATTCTGTGTGGGTTCGGTTTCCGTTTGGTCGTCGAATTCTGAATCGAAATCTTCGTATTCTGACATATGGCACTCTCCTTGGTCCACATCGCACTGGAGGGTTGCGATGGCTACTTAGTTTTTACACCCCATATTTACGCTGCTGACTAGGGGGGCTGTCAGTAGGTCTTCCCGTCGGGATCAGACTTAAACTAACACACTAAATAATGTTGTGCTACTGCCCTACGGTGCCGAGTGCTGATGCGCCTTGTGTTGTTGCGAATCCACCACCGGTTTCAAATGCTGCTTGACGTGAACGCCTGCGAGCTGCGATTGCTTTACGTGCTTCAGCGTTGGTACCGAATGTCCCACTAATTTGCTGTTCTTGTGTGATGGCTTGTTCGCCTTGGAGTGGATTAAACAATTCTTGTTGTGCGCCAATATCAGAAAAACCTTGTTGAGCCTGACTAGCAGTAATTCCTTGGGCAGCCAATTCTTCAGCTGTCCCCCTACCAAGTTGAATACCAGCCTGAGTCCGACCTTGGGCAGCAATCTGAGATGCTTGAACTTGCTGACCAAAGGTAAACGCATTTTTCTCTTTGGCTTGAATCACATCAGTTGCCTTGGTTGGGTCAAGGAAATAAGCAGCGAGGTCTTGGTCTGTAATCCCATACAGGGATGCCAATTGGTCTTTGACTGTTTGCGGAGCTGATTTGGCTGCTAAATAGCCTTGCTGGATACGGTTATTAAATTCAACCGCCGACACATTCCCCGCAATAAGTTTTGACAAATCATCAGGCTGGTCATAAAAGCCTTGGGGCATGCCATTGTTTTTCAAAGTTTGTGTATAGGTCTGTTCAGCCTGGATGTATTCCTTGGGGGTCAACGGCTGAAGCCCAGCCTTTACCCGACCCTCATTACCAATGAAACGTTTCTTAATGGCATCCTGTGAACCAGCATCGGATTCAATGTACCTAGATACAGCATCTTCGTTGGTAGCGTCAACAGTTGGGTCAGTAACCAACCGGTTCAAGATAGGAAAAAGAAACCCTAAACCTAAACCGTCAAGAGTTTTTTGTAGTTGTGCTGGACTGGACATTATCCAACCTTCCCGAAGATTTTAGAAACTGTGTCAATGATGCCAGAATACTGACTTTTCGCTTCTGAAGTATTACCCCATTCAGGTAACGCTCGAAGGTACTGCGTCCATTCAGTTGAGTTCATAAGGCGGTTCTCCCCAGATTTAGGGTCTTGATAGGTGAGAAGTTTGCCGAACTTAGTTGCGTCAGTGAAATCAATAGATGACCCGTCAATTCCTAAAGTGCTTGCAGCGATAGAACGATACGTTGAGGTGGCATCAGCAACTGTTCCGCTGTCAAGTTGGGAACTTAAAGCAGGGTACAAACTTTTAGCTTGGTTGCGGAACTGATCCTTGACCTGTTGGGCTGTTATATTCCCTGAAACAATTGACTGGGTATATCCTTCAATGTCGGAATCAGACAAACTTAAACCATAAGACCGTGATAATGCTTTCAAAGATGCAGCATCAGAACCAGCTTGGAGAGTAGTCGGTGCTTTAGCAGTTGGTGCAGTAGCGGAAACTTGTCCACCACCAGCAGCTCCTGACACAACTGACTCCCCAATTTTTTTGGTTAATGTCGCAGGATCCCACATGCCTTTAAGAGAGTCTGTGGTCAAACCAGTGAGTTGGTCATCGGTAAGGCTGTACCCAGATTCTCCAGCCTGTTTCTTGATAGCTGCTTTTTGTGCATCAACTTTAGCAAGGAACGCTTTATCTTGTGTAGATGTTCCCTTATTATATTCGTATTCACCTGGTTGAAGATTCAAATACCATTTAGTTGACTGAATCTTTTTTAAAGTATCAGCGGCTAATTCATCATTT